GTAACTTTCTCTGCTATCTGTGCATCTATGCCTGCTTTTAGTTCTGTTACTTTATCAGCACCAAGAGCAGCTTCAACCCAGCCTTGTACTTTAGCATCATCTAAACTGCCAAAAGCTACGAAATCAGATATGCTATCAGTATCTAAACCTTGACTTCCATATACATCTGCGGTTTGTGGATAGCCCTCTGAGTCATTATTAGCATCATCTGTGCCTGTCAGTCTCCAATGTACGTTGTGCACGACATCACTATTACTGTCTTTTGTTGGGTAAGTGTCAACTGTACTTACATCCCAAGTATAATTTATTGCCATATTTTATTCTCCTTCTAAGGTAGTTATTCTAGCTTTCAAATCTTCTATTATTGTTTGTTGTTCTTGGATTGCTTTCACAAGTAATGGAGTTATACGACCATAATCCATTTGTTGCATTTCTGGTTTGCCATACTTATCAATACCATCTTTATCACCAGTAACCGCATCAGGGAAAACCTCCTGTGCTTCATGTGCTAAAAATCCTTCTTGTTCTATGTCATAGTGTTTCCACTTAAATTTGATAGGATTTAACTTAGTAAGTCTTTCAAGACCATTTTTCAATGGTCTAAAATCTTCTTTCATTCTGTAATCAGAACTTGTGTTATATACTGTAGAAGCACCACCTCCATTTTGTACAGAACCTGCATCATTGTTACTTTCATCAAAGAAATGTATATATCTTTGGCTGTTGCTAGTAACTTTCATTTTACAAACTGTGTGGGCAGATTTACCTAATAGATGTAAAACTCCCTCGTCATTTGAACCGATGGTAGATGTATTGTTAATTCTTAAAGCACCCTCAGAATCAAGACGCATTCTTTCTGTATTATTGGTATAGAAGTTCATATACCCGTTTTCTCTTAACCTTATAGAAGCATTAGCACCACCATCTAAAACACCTATAGACATACCATCTGAAGATGTTGAACCTCCGTCCTCTTGCGTTATGTGAAGATAGGCATTTGAGTCAGCGGCTGATTGGTGTAAATGTAATACTGCTGCACCTGCTGCATGAGAAGTACTTGAGCCAATCTGGACTGTTCCATTTGAATCAATACGCATTCTTTCAGTGCCACCATTTGTTCCAAACTTCATGGTATCTGCTGAATTATCATAAATAATAATACCTTGATAATTAGAATCAGAATCACCAAATGCCAAAGTACAATTAGAAGTTGTACCAGAAGCAAAAGTAATTCCCGGTCCATTAGCACCAGTATCTTCTAAAAATAAATGATGTGCTGCTGCATTAAGTGAGCTTAACCCACTATCTCCTTGTTTGATGTGAAGGGTAGCTAGAGGTGACGTTTCTCCTATACCAACTTGTCCTGTGTTATCCACAGTAACATGAGTTGTACTACCTTCTTTTACAAATAAACTTCTTGAATCTGGATAAACTATATTTAGGTCATTACCACTTGCTGTAGTGAAGTGTTTACCCGCAGCTACGGTTACATTACCTGTAAAAGTAGTATTCTCAGAACTATCTATAGTTATAGCAATTGCATCTGCGTTATCGTCTATGCCGTTTGAAGTAAAGGTAGTAAATGTACCAGCAGCCGGTGTGTTTCCCCCTATAACAGAACTGTCAATCACAGCCCCATCTAGGTTCATTGCTACGGATGTACCAGTAGCACTAAAGATAGCATCTACGCTATCAAGGTTATTATTGATTTTCGTTCCCCAAGTATCTGTACTAGCTCCTACCTCTGGTTTTACTAGACTTAAATTGGTTGTATTTGTATCTGCCATGTTTTTCCTCTCTAAGCTGCCTTATCGTTGTCTAAATTTGTCCAAGTCGTAGACGGATTTGTTTGATCTGTCCAAGTCGCTGAGACTGTCTGTTCCGTATAAGTTGCAGCTTGTACTTCTTCTTCCGTCCATTTTAATCCACCAATAGCAGAAAGACTAGATGTTTGTGCAAGGGTGGCTGAACCCCTGTCAATCTGCCTTGCAACTGCGCTAACAGATGCCGATGCAGCTATTGTTGCTTCTGCTATAAATGTAAATCTTCCCGTAGCAGTCATATTTGAGACTGCTGGGCCTATGACTACCCCACGATCTATTTGCGTACCTGTAGCCGTCATACCAGACGTAGCTGCTATAGTAGAAGCACCTAAGTCTATCTGCCTACCTGTTGCGCTGAGACTGCTTGACGCTGCGATGGTAGCTTCACCACCATGTATTAATGAACTTTCTGCTGTTACTGCTGATGTTGCAGCTATAGTTGACGCACCAGTTATAACAAAACGACCCGTAGCAGTGACAGCAGATGTACCAGCTAAAGTAGCTGCACCTGTAATAACAAATCTACCGGTAGCTGTTACAGCAGAAGTGCCTTGTAATGTGGCTTCTCCGAAATGGTAAACAGGAGTTCCCCAACGTCCTTTACCATATATTCCGAACCCGTAGCCTACTGTGGCCATAAGTTTACGCTAGTGTTATATCAATATCCCCTGCGTCAAACCTAAATACATCTCCACTGCTCACAGTTTTACTAGCTGTAAGGTTTGCATAAGCAAGCAAGTTACCGCTTGATGAAGCGTCAAATATTCCTACTGCGACTACAGTTCCATAGTCTGCTGTAGCTGTTGGATATTCAACTGCTGCTGCGTTAGTTGCTGTGGTTGGATTTGTGCCAGAAACATTGAATGTAGCTGTCTGACGTGCATAAGAGCCACCGCTTACCTCAGTTCCCCCACCTGTGTCTGATGGTGCAACTGTAAACAGTGCTACGTGCAAAGATGATGGTGCTGTAAAAGCATTGCCACCAAAAACATGCTCTAATACTTTGTCCTCTAAATAATCGCTAAATCCTGACATAGTTTCTCCTAATTATTGAAATGATATACGTTTTTTCTCGCTTTACCATAAGTTCTTCGTCTTTGTATCAGTGAACCTTTACCGAACTCTGCTTTCTCTTGTTCTAGTCTCATTTCTTCTAGGGCTTTTTCAAATTGTGCAGTGAATAAAGGTACTCTCTCATCTTCCATAAGAAAGATAGAAGCGTGTTTAAGTGCTCCATATAAGTAAACATCTGGATGTCCTGTAGAGACAAAGTTAGTTGTTTGTGAGTCGCTAAGTGCATCTACGCTTCCATAGTAAGTAAGTTGTAGTGTATAACTTGTATCTGGTGTTGGTGCTAACTCTAAGCTTTTATCAACAACTGCAAAATATATTGGTGATCCTGTTACATTGTCATTAGCTTGTCTGTAAACGTCTAAAGATTCTATAGACTGTTGGAACAAGGGTCTAAAATTATTTGATGTTATTTCTACGTTGATAGCTTCTAACCAGTCTGTTGGCAAAGCTAGATACTGTGAGTCAGCAGTTGCGGTTGCTCTTTTAACCATATCTTTGGTTCTGAGCCTTCTGTTCAGTTCCGCTTCTGTATTGTCTATAAAAATATCTAAAAAAGATGTCAAATCTGATCTGTTTAGATAGTTTGCTATGTTTGTTTTAAGTTCTGAGTAAGTCATACTTTACCTTTCCAAGTTCTAAATGCTTGGTTATCAGGATCGTTCAGCCATTTTTTGAGGGCCTGTTTATCATTTATAGAACCATCCCTTACCATGCGTTGATATATTACCATAGGTATCTCGGCAACATGACGAAACTCTTTACCTGGTTGTTGCTCACTTAGGTTCTTACAGTGCTCTACAACAGGCTGTACGTTTTGTTTTTTGTGATAGACGATTTTATCGTCCTCAGTAGCAAAAACTTCTTCACCACCGATACTTGTGTCTATTATTGTTTTTCTAGTCATCTGTAGTATGTGGGGAGCTTATGCCCCCCACAAAACTATTTACTAACCAGCGTCAGTAGATGAAACTTTAACATCAGCGACAATACCATGTGCTGCTTCGTTCCTCATCTCAAGGCCGTATTCGACCACGATCATTTTGGTTTCAGCATCACCGATTGTGCTTATATCAATAGTTTCAAAGTCTCTGAGATATGCTACTGCTGCAAACTCAGGGTCTAACAGGTGAACCGCCTGCTCTCTACTTCTGTTTGAAGGAACTACTCTGAGTTCTCCAAAATCACCAGAATATATAGAAACAGAAGCTTCAATAGTATTAGCATCTACGAACTGTCTAGCTTGCGCTCTACCTGTGAAGCCAGATATAACTGATTTGTTATATGGGCCTACCATTAAGATAGAAGGCTCTGCACCACTAGCGAAACATTGTTGTTGAACGTCTTTGATCATATCTTCGGTCAAATCCCTTCTTGTTCCGTTTGTTCTAGCAGCAGAAGCAGAACCATTTGCACCATCAGAAGCTTTGTTTACGTTGGTTTGATACCAAGTTTCCAAAGACCTTGTTTGACGGGCAGCAGAAGCCGTACCTGTTACTTTAGCGATATTTTGAGTCAAAGCCTCTTCCATATCTCTTTTCACAGCTTTAGCCATGATAGCAAGCTGGTGAGCCATTTCTGACCTCTTACCAGCAGCATCACTAGCTTCTTGCGATCCTGTTACTGTTGCATCTCTTGATGAGATCATACATACGTTAGATTCCCTTGTCGTAGCAGTAGAAGCTGATCTACTTAACTCAAAACCTTCAAGCTGTCCAGTTGAAGATGGAGTTGGTAGCGTTTCTGTTTGCCAGTCAAAGACTACATTGCTTACATTTGTCCTTCCAATGCTTGATAGAAAAGGTGTTTGTGATGGTGATATGTTGTAAATAATATCACTAAGTTGCTCTCTGTCAGCAGTGGCGGTGTAAGTATCAAAAGCATTAGTTACTTTTGCCATAATTTACTCCTAAATTACTTTAATAATTGTTTAAATACTTCGGCTGCATCTGATGTTTTACCAGTTTTAGCCAACCTTTCTCGTGCTTTTCTGACAGGTGTTACTGATTTCGGACGATTAGTAGTTCCAGGTCTTGCAACCCTAGCTTTCGCTTTTTGCGTTGGTTTTTTCTTCACAGCTTCAACTGTTTTACTGTTAAGCCATGCGTTTCTCAAACCAAGTAAAGCTCGGTAGTCATATACTGTGTCCATCTCTTGAGGTGAATAACCTAAAACGTTAATGCCATATTCACGAATAGCTGACTTTTCCTGCTGCGCTGTTTCAGGATTTTGCCATTCAGGTATGAGTTCTAAGAGTTTTTGTTGTCCTTCTTGCACCATTTGTGCGTATTGCTCTTGCTGTTTAGCAAATGCTTCTTGTTGAAGTCTTTGCTGTTCGGCTTGAGCAGCAGACAATCTCTCTTTTCTTTCATCCCAAATTTGCTTTTCACGAACATAACCTACGGGATCATCTTCATATAACTGTGTCCAATCTGGTTCGTTAGCCATCTCGCCCTGTATTTGGGCTTCCATCTTTGGTAACAACTGTGCATAAATAGCATCTCTCTCCGCAATCTCCTTTTCTTTTGTCTCAAGTATTTTTCTTTGTTGAGACAAGTCTTGGGTTTTACGGGTGTAATCTTGCTGACGTGAATATCCGTTTTGGAGTTCCTCAAGCGTGACCTCTACTTCCTCTCCATCAACTCTGATGGTATATAAAGTGGGTTGCTCTTGTTCTTCTTCAATCTCTAATTGTTCATCGTCCTCGATTTCTTCGTCATATTCAATCTCTTCTTCGGATTCAGCAGCTTCTTCTATTTCTTCTGCTTCTTCTTCGTAAGTATCATCTTCAATGACATCTACCTCTTCATTTGCTGTTTCTTCGACTTTGTCCTCTTGCGGAGTCAAAAAACTTTCAAGTGATTGGGTAGCACTTTCTAAGTCTGTTTGTAATGCAGTCGGCTTTGCGGTGTTGCTCATAAACTCTCCTTATAAAATATAAGGACATTTTATACGAATTTAAAAGACAAAGTAAACAGTTAGCCGATAGTTCTAACTTTATTTATGTTTGCTTTGGTAAGCTTACCTTTCTCTGCAATGATACGCAGATGTTTTTCTATTTCTGGTAACAATAAGATTGATTTATGCAAGTTTTCTCTTGCATCTACCTCATCTGGTTTTTTTGATGTTATCCAAGCTTGTAAGTATTCTTTTTTTAGATTTTCTAAAGATAGTTTGAATACATCTGATTCTAGTATTCTCTCTGCTTCTGATGCTTGTCTTACTTCTTTTTCAGTAACCATTATAAAGCACCAAGCAATCTACGAGTTCCGCCAGTTCTGATTGGTGAAATAATATTTTCTACATTCAATATTGGGTTTTGTGGAACTGTAAAGTTTGTCATAACAGGCATAGTTGGAATCACTGGTTCTCTTTCTGATATCGGTACTGATAATGTTGGAAAACCAAGATTTATTGGTATGCCTAGATCTTTGGCGACTTGTGCAACAATAGGTTCTTGTAGAGCAACAATAGGTGCTGCGCCTGTACCAGTTCCGCCTCCCGTTGTTACTGGTGTTGTCGTTGTTACTGGTGTTGTCGTTGTTACTGGTGTTGTCGTTGCTGGTAATGGTGGTTCTACTGGTGCTGATTGCATATTCAAAGGATTAATTAAAGGTGCGATTTTGCCCCCAATCATTAGTGGATAACCAGCATCTTCAAGAAGCTTTGCATTTCTATAACTTTCAAATGGTTTAGGTGCTATAGGAGATAAGCCTGGAGAGTTTAAAGATGTAGATGTATATGCTTTTCGATAAATATTACTAATATCTGATTTAGTTGGTACTAAACCAGCAGCTAATGAACCAGCTACATCATTGACATCAAAAGTTGCTGGCATGCTGGTCACAGACGTTTCATCAAAAAGAGTACCAGCTGGCATGGGTGTTCCCGTACCCATAGGCAAGCCTAAGTCTGCACCAGTCATACCAGCGTTGCTATCGCTTACGCTAGGGAAAAAAGTTGTTTCTTGTTGTGTAGGTGTAGCTCCTTCTGCTAAAAAGCCCATTGGTTGATCGGGAGAAAAACTCATACCAGGAGCTACGACTTGTTCAAACGGAATACCGCCAGCTATTTGTTGTGCGTAGGCCTGACCGCTTAATAAGCCACCACCAATGCCTTGTCCACCTGCTAGGTTAGTACCACCAAACCCTGCGCCACTAGAGTAAAACTTATCTCTAGCAGCGTTTCTCTCATTGGGGTTCAGATATATGTATGGCTTGGCTGAGTCGGGAACTCTACTATAACCTTCTGTGGTTTGTCCTTCTTCTCCGGTAACAGGATCAAACCAGAAAAATCTCATTGAGTCTATATACTCACCTTCTAGTGCCCTTCTTCCAACGTCACTAAATGCAAACGGATCGTAAGTTTCTTCAGCCATAGTTTTATTCTAGCATTATGTTACTTTTGATGGCAAAGATAAATCATCAGCAGTTTCTAAAAGGTTGGCATTGTAGATAGCCCTTCTGCCTACTTGTTTGGCATATTTAGAATCTAATAAGTTTTCTGCTGCACCTTTCCAGTTTTGTTCTTGTAAGTCACGTAACATATTTTGAAAGTTAGATATGCCCGGTACTCCCATGTTAAATGCCAAGTCCATCATAACTAATTTAGGTCTAGGGGGTAAATCTTTGAACCATTCCCATCTAGCTTGTAGTTCTTCTTGTACTATCTTTATGTCGTTAGCAAGAAGTATCATGGCTTCATCCTCTGAGATACCTCTGTCGTCAAGGTTTCTGCCTACTCCTATAGTAGTTTTACCACTTGTGCATAAGTAGGGTTTCAACCTTAGACCTTCAAACTCAATTAGATGTTCTGTGAGTTCTTTAATCATTTTTATCGTTTGACTGTGACGCACCAAAATAAAAACTAATAATTGCTGATGCCAGACCACCTAAATACCCAAGCACAAGAGAAACTATAGTGTCTGAGTTTTGATCTGGTGGCATAAGTGTGACTGTGAATATGTAACCAAGAAACCCAACTATTATAAGAATACCAACTATTCTGCTTGTCCAGTCTTTTGAAAAAGCCTTTCTAGCATCTTGTATGTCCTCTGTCTCTAGCTTGAATACATCTACCTCTAGCTCTTTCATTTTTACTTCAAAGTCAGTTTCTGCTTTCTTGAGTTCAAGCATTTGTTCGGGTGTAGCATTGTCCATAGCTTGCTGTATTGACTTTGGATCATTCTTACAACCCAATACATCTGCAATCATGTTAGCTGCCATACCACCCATAGGGCCACCGATTGCTTGACCAAGCGTAGGGGCAACTGTACCCACTAAGTTTTTAAGTAAAGCTTTCATTTTGTTCTGTGTGTTTTTACTACTTCAAATTCTGCGGTTTCGCTTGCTCCTTTGTGGGGCACAAACTTACCTTTGTTTTTCATCAATTTAAAGCTCTTACCACTTTTCATAAAATGAAAACCTTTTGGTGCTTTTACTTTTTTCTTCATTTCTTTTTCTTCTTTCTGAGTTTCGCAAAATCAGCACCAGTTATTTTGTTTCTAGGCTTTGCTACTCTGGCTAATTTTTTTTGTTTTGGTGAGTATTTTCTAAATGGCATGTTTTCTCCCTCTTTTTTTGCTCCAACAAGAATTTCCAAAAAAAGGCGGTTTGTTTTCTTTTATCTTCCGCACTTACTTTTTTTGCCACTAATATCTTCGCATCCTAGTGACTTTGACCTTTTTCTTTTTCATCTTAGGTTTCATTGGCTTTTTACTTTTATATCCAGGCATTTCTTCTCCTTATATTGTTTTATGTAAAAGTTATAACAATTCTAACCCATATTTGTACGATATAGCACTATTCTTTGAAGCCTTTTTTATCCGGAAGTTTGCATGATGGTTATTGTCGTTGAAGAACCACCATTGATTTTTACTACGTTAGAGACACCATCTTGTACCAGTATAACTGTATAGCTACCAGAGCCATCAAGGTTTAGTTTGGCACTTTGACTGACTGTTCTAGTGAGACTAATATTTTGACCAGATACTATTGTCGTTATCTGTGTGTCTTTATCTTGACCAATCTCTGTACCAGTTATTCTGATTCCTACACCGCCTTGTTTCAGTGCGTCCTCTTCTTTCTCTATGGCTAGTGCGTCCAACACATTTAACAAGTCCTCAAGAAAGTTTACGTCTAAATAGTTGACATCTAGCTCGGTAAACTCAAGTTCTTCTTCTGCATCCAGAAAATCCTCGTTTAGATAATCAATATCAAGATCATTGAAATCTAAATAGTCTGCCGATTTAGTTTGTTCTTCTTGCTCTGTGATGTCTGCTGTTTTCTTTGGAGGGTTTACAATAAGCATATTGTCTATCTGATCTAATGTTATATCCAAAATTACAGGTTTTGTTGGTGCTTGTTCAAAACCACTAGCAACAGTAGATTGATATGGTTTGTTCAATACAACTAATCCCATAGCAGTTTCTACTGTTATTTCGCCACTAGATGTGCCATCTATATCAGGTAACAAAATGACTAACGATCTGCCAAGCTCGTCCACAGTGATAGTAAAGTCTGTGCCTCTAATGCCAATAGTTGCACTGTTGGTTCGTATCTTTATATTTTTCTTGCTTACTTTGTTTAATTTACCAGTAACGAATCTTGCAGTTCCTTTTGCAAAGGTAAGGGCCATCTTGGATTTATCGGGGTTGGGATCAAATACAAACTCATCAATCAACACCTTTGAGTTTTCTGTAAGTCTTATCTGTGTTTCATCTATGAACGTGATGCCCATACGTCCATTAGCTGTTTCTACTTTGTCATAGCTGAGTATGCCAAAGTCTATTTCTGCACCATAAGGTTTGTCTCTAAGAACCTGTGCGTTGCCTCTTAGTTCAGATATTGCTCCTATCTCAACAGACGAATGAATTACCTGAGTCTGACTGAGTAACACAAACAGTGCCGTTAGAGCCAGCAGATGTAATCTTGAGCCAGTCATTATCAGATGTAGATTCCTGATCTATGTTAAAAGTCCTGTCGTTACCAGTATGATCTAGGTAGAAGTAGCCACCTGCATACCCATCGCCATCATAGGTTACAGTATTATCATCACCATCTATATCCATGTAGTTAGTTGCACCATCTACATCTATAGCTGATGTGATTGTGTTTCCTCCCCCTTGTATTATCCAATCTAAATCTAGGTTCGCTGCTAGTGCTGTCATGGCATGATTTAGGGTCATGGTGTTTGTATTGCCTGTGACTTGTACGTTTACATTAGAACCATCTGCTCCGGTTGCATTTGTCTCGTCAGTAGACATATTGAAAGTGTTGCTATCGCCAATGAATTGAAAGTAACCAGTGTAGCTATCGGCCCATATATCACCTAAGAATTTATTTGATGCACCTTTTTGTAATATATCTAAGGTCATAGTTGTACCATCAATATCTAGTGCAGTCATTGATCCGGCAGCAGCGTCAGCACCACCAATGATGTTTCCGCCTCCACCGACTTGTTCTATATCCAAGTTAGACGTAGCACCTGACTGATCTATGAATATTTCGTTATCAGCCCCGTATATTAGCGATGCACTCATCATCGCAATCAGGCTTGATAATATCAGTCTGTTTATGTTTCCAATAGCCTTCTTCATAACCCTCCTCTATTGTTTGTAAAACTGCTGTCTCTACTGCCATCTGTAAAGCAATGTTTATAGACTCATTCTCTACTATACCGCTTTCTATTTCAACCAGTTCGGTGTTGTTTGCATAAAATCTGAACACATCAGAAGATACAGCAGCACTCAATATTGACTTACTGACTAAGACCTCTATCAATATCTTACCTGTCAAAACAGATACAGTTCGTAATGATATGGTTACTGAGTCTTGTCTATATTCTTTAGAAGCGCCTATACCCAAATATCTTGCGCCTGCCCCTCCTGATTTGACATTAGTTTCATAGGTAACAACTCCGCCCTCCATCAACAAGCCAGCGAATAGTAAAGGTTTGAGCTGCTGTTTTTCATCAAAAGTTTCTCTTGCAGAACGAATGATTTGTCTTTCTTTGGTAAGGTGGTCTAGTCCTGTTCGC